AGCACTTCCTACAAAGTCTCTCTTGAAGATTGGAAGTTGTCTATGCTTAAGTTCAAATGCCCTCTTAACATCTGTCTCTGTGGCAGTATAAGCACCATACCCAGTGTCAATGGTAGCATTAGTTAAATCTATTTCAGTAACTGTGCTATTCTCATCTACAAGTCTGAGAGCAGACTGGAATACTCTAACCTGAACATTAGCACTCGCTATTGGAGTAAATGTTAAGTTAGTATAGTCTCCTGAAATAGATGCACCAAAATCACCAAGGTTAGTTACAGTTTGGTTAATAGCATACTCTGTCAAATATGCAGTAGTACCATCATCTACTAATATTACTTCAGATATTTGATAATGACTATTAGTAGTATCCTCAACACATACAACATAATATGCTCCATTAAATGTCTCTGTTTCATATTTGGCTACAGTAGTAGCAGAAGGAGAACCACTAGAAGATATAGCAGTATAAGTAGAATCTAAATTGGAAGTATTTAATGCAGTAGTTCCTACACCAGCAGATGAAGCATTTCCAAAGCTAACATTGAGAGTATTAGCAACATATGTGCTTGCAGTAGATACTGTTGGATGAAGATCTAAATGAACTCTAGAACCAGCAATATATGCACTATAAGTTCCAAGACCAGGAATTCCAGAATATGATCCAACATCACCTGTAGTTAATTGTCCATATTCTATTAAATCTACATTAGTTCCATCATGAACTAGTGTTATTTCATCATGTTCCCAATATGAAGCATCACTAGCAGCATAGGATACTAAAACCTTAGATCCTCTGTAAGTAGTAGCAAAGGATACAATATTATGCTGTGTAGTAATTCCTAAAGGTATAGTTGTAGTACTACTTACGATATTAACAATTCCACCCAATCCAGTAGATCCCACTCCAGCAACACTATCAGAAATATTAAATGCAACATTAGAAACATCATAATTGTTATATTTAAATTTCTTAGGATAGAATAGCAATCTTCCATCATCACCAGAAATGTCCATATCAAATGAACCCAAATCATTACCATATTCTCCAGCATCACTAGGAGTTTCAACTCTACCATACTGATTTAAATAGATATTACCAGTATCATCATGCAAAGAAGAAACTATCATCATTTGCCTTTCTTTGGTATATCTCTTATCTCTAATAAATGCAACAAATTTCTTATATCTTATACTTGCTAAATTGAAAGTACCAACAGACATAAATGCATCAGTTCTTGCATTATCATTAAAATCACCACTAATATCATCTATAGTTAATACTCTGTTTCCAACAGATTCACTATAGTCACTAAGAATTTTGGATTCAAAAACTATTTCATCAGAAACCATTTTAGAATCTATAGTTAATGTTTTTTCTCTTGCTAAGTCAAAATCAAATACAGTATTCAAATCCATTACAGAAATTAAGTCTGTGACTACTTCAAACTTACTTTCATCCTGCGTGGTGCTAACTCCTACCTCAGTTTCAGATCTAACAATTAAATCACTAAATTTTTTGAATCCAGAAGTATGATTTAATGAAGATACAGGTTCCTTCCATTTTTCAAATTCTACTTCAGATTGAAGAGAGTATGAGAAATATTGATAGTAATCACTATCAAATATTCTTTGCAAACTGCTGTTTAAGAATCCAGTATTTTTTTGGAATCCTTCTTTAACTATAGATGAAGATCCTATATCATATAAAGAATTATCTGCTATAACTTCTGTTATTGTTCCTGTAGTACCAGAAGATTCTCCAGTAAAGGAATCACCTACTACAAATTCTTCATCTGCAGATACTCTAAGATATCCAGAGAAAGTGTTCCAAGATTGAAGAGTTCCTTTTTTAGATCCAGAAATTATACCTTCTTTATTCTCAAATTCATCTTTCTTCAATGAAATATCAAAAATAGGAAAATCTTCTTGAGCTATAACTTTACCTGAAGAAAGAGTAGATTTGAAGGTTCCTGGAACTTCTCCTTCGCCAAGAATATTAGATAAGCTATATCTTACAGTTCCTAAAGTTCCTCCAATATTAGGATCTGTTGCTAATATTTCAAACAATGTATAATCATAATTTTCACTATTAAATCCCTTTCCAGTACTTCCTACTCCAACACTTACGCCTTCTATTAAAACTTTTTTACCTACTTCAAATGGATAATCAGAAGTATTACTGAAACTAGCACCAATAGTTAATGTTACATCTTTAGTTCCACTATTATAATCTACATTATTAATAGTAATTCCATTAGAGTTACTGGTAGGAATTATTATAGGAGTTACATTATTCAAATTCTTAGTATTTTTTAAAATACTAACTTGAGTGTCTCCTAATTCATAATCCAAATCCACATCATTTACTGGTTTTTTGGTTAAACCATCAAGAAGAACTAATCCAGGAGAATCTAGATAATTTTTTCCAACAGAAGCAATTCCAATAGTATCTAAAGAGGAAAGTAAATCAACTTTTAATAATTGTGGAATTTTTGCTTCTGGTCTAAGAGTTTTATCTACAGGGTAATCAAATCCTATATCTTGAATAGTAGTATCACTTATTCTACCAATAGTATATCCTTTTAATTCTAAAATAGCATTTTCTCCACTAGTAGATAATATAGTAGTAATGCCAGGTAAAGTTCTATATTCAAATCCCTTATTTTCAATATCAATAGTTTTTATAGGACCATCAGTATTTTTAGAATTTGTACAATAAGAGAATTCACCATCTGAAGATACATACTCCAATTTAGGAGGAATCTTAGAAATAGCTATTGAAAATGTAGTAGTTCCTACCCCTACTATTTCATGAGTTCCAGATAAAGGATTTGGGTATAAAACAGCAGAATTGGGACTATCAATATTATTAGTATCTCTTATAATTTCCTTTTTAACATTTGTATTTAAGACATCATTTATTGGAGTTAAATTATAATATAAAATTTGGTTAATATCTTCAACATTTTTAACAGTAAGATTAGCACTTGCATCTATTCCAATTCTCCCAGATTGACTAACATTAAAATCATCAGTTCTTTCTGAAGTATAAAATAAATTATTTAATTTTTTATCACTATATAAATTAAAATCAAAAGCACTATAAGAAACTTCATTATTAGTAAATGATAAAGAAGAATCTGATAGGTCAAATTTAATTTGTAAATTTCTTTCTAAACTTAAAGGAGGATTAATAGGTGAAATAGTTCCTGCAGAAGCACTGCTAATATTAATTGTTGTTGGGTTTAAATTTATAGCATCATAATAATTATTAGATAATTTAATAGTATCTTTATCAACCACATATACAAAATATATTCCATTATCAACTAATCCACCAGAAGAAGTACTTGCAGTATGAATAACCTTTTGTCCGCTAACATAACGATGTCTAGAAATAGTAATAGTGTTATTTGTAGTATTGACATTTCCAGCAACAAAAGTTCTAGGGTCTATTACTAATCTTCTATTATAATCATTATATGCTACTTTAATAGTAGTAGTTATTCCTGGTCTTACAGATAAACTAACACTATCTTCTGCTTTAAGACCATGTGTGGATGCAGTAGATACTGTTGCTACAGATCTACTTACTAAACCAGTTAATCTATTATCAAAATTAGTTTTAAAGCTATGATATACTCCAGTACCTACTCCTATAAAATATAGAGTAGATGCTGTGACACTACTATTAATACCTACAAAGGAACCAGTAGATCCTAATCCAACTCTTGCAGTAGCAATTCCTACCAAATCTTTGGATAAATTAGCAGCATATAATGTCTGTCCATGAGTAAGAGCAAAACCATCAATTCCATCAGTTGATACTGATACTCCTGCTCCAGTAGATGTAGTATAAGTTAAAGCATCTCCAGTTTCTAATCCATGATTTTTAATATAAATGGACTTAGTAGGAATAAAGATTTCACTAATACCTGTTCCAGGATTAGAGAATTTCACAGTAGATCCAATACCTACTCCAGAAATAGTTCCCAATCCCACACTTTCAACTGGATTGAAATATAATTCTCTATTAAGTATAAAATCAGATACTCCTAATTTTCTATTGAAGTTAAAAACAAAATTTCTTGGTTTTTGAGAAACAAGACTATTTCTTGTATGAGCAGTTCCTACAGTAGAATTATACTCTCTTAATACTCTAATTCTAGATAAATCGCTATCTACATTTAAAACTTTTACACATTCAGTTCCTATCCCTAAAAGATCATTTTCTCTGATATAAGGAGATCTCACATATCCATCTAAATTAAAATAAGTTACTATACCAGTAGCTGCAACAGTACCTACACCTACAAATAATTTAAAAGTATCAGTGGATACTCCTATTCTTGCTGTAGAATTATTTTTTATACCACTAGTGCTTAATCCAGAAATAGATATAAATTCATCATCATAGAAATTATGAGGAACAGTCGTATAACCTACAAATTCTCCAGTAGATTCTCCTAATATAAATTCTACATTAGAAAATTCAGTATTTGCTATACTAATTTGATTTACAGTTTTTCCTTCAATAAGTTGAACCTTTGCTTTAGCTCCATATCCACCAGTTCCCACATCATCTAAAACTACTTCATCTCCAACTTTATAACCAGATCCACCAGTACTAACTCCAATACTATCTACATAACCTGAAGTAACACTTTTTACATAAGTTCTTTGCTGATGAATATCATTAGGATCTACCAAGAAATCATAAGAAGTATCCTTAAATAAGAAATTATAAGGAATAGTATTTCTAACTAAATCTGTCTTATTAAGATCTACAGTGTCTTGATTTGATTGATATTTAAAATTATATTCTATTGGTTTATATTTAAAAGAATTACCTATAAAATATGGGAATTGGGGTTGTCTATAATTTTTAAATACACCTTCAGAATCCCTAAAATCAGGATTGACAATAGAGAAATAAGCATAAGTTCCATTAGGAAATTCTGGAGTTTTGCAGAATCTACCATTATGTTCATCTAAATCCTTATCATCTTTATAAACATAATCTTCTACAAAAAATCCATCTGAATATATCTTATCTCCATTGGATGTTAATGGATTTGGTCTAGAAGTTGATATAGCAACAGAATATCCAGATTGAATAATCTTAATAGGACCTCCTGAATTGGATTCATATCCATAAGGACCATAGATAGGAGAACCATCATATGCCCATCCAATAATAGGCGAATGAGTAATTGAATCTTGTTCTATATCTTTGTCAAGAAGCAAATCTGCTGTAAAAACTTCCTTATCTCCAACTTTCTTACTAACATAAGTTGACTGTCTTAATTTTCTAGGAACATATAAATGAGAATATTGAAGACCATAATCTTCATTTAAACCAACACTTACAACTCCATCATCTGTTGTTATTTGATCGTTCTGAATTAATCTTTCTACACTATTAATAGTCCAAACTTTAGGATTAGAATAGAAATCAGCACTTTTTCCATTAGGTACTACTTTTACAGATGCATCAGATGAAGTATGTCCAATACCACTATGAACTATTTTTACAGAATCAATTGATCCTGCTTTCATAATAGGAATAATCTCAGTTCCTTTACCAACTCCAACCATTTGTAAATCTGGAGGAGAATTATATTCTGTCCCACTATTCAATACTATAACTTCTGAAACTTTTCCATTATCAATTATAGGTAATAATTGAGCATCCTTACCCCTCTTTAAAGTAATGGTAGGTTGCCTATTATAATTGATTATATCTGAAGAGCCATAACCAACTCCACCATCAGAAATATAAGTAGATTTAATAGATCCCCTTACTATGGGTCTTAAAGACGCATTGAAATCTTGTCCAGATAAAGTGGATACTCCAATATGACCACTTATTGTTACATTGATAGGAGGATAATTAAATTCATGAATACCTGATCCACCTGATATTAAATTAACATACTCTTTATTTCTAAGATGAAAATTGGGAGCAGTAGAACCAACTCCAACAGAAGAAAGTTTGAAAGAATCTAAATCTATAGCTGTTACATAATAATCTGTTAATGTTGTAAGTCCACTAATGCTTGTACCCTTACTATCATATCTTATCAAATCTCCAGTTTTATATCCATGATTAATAACGTTAATAATGTTACTAGCAGTGCTAATTCCAGAAGCAGTAACTGAAGTTAATCTATTTCTATATCCAGAACCAGAATTTCCAATACTTACTGAACTAATTACTCTTTTTTTATTAGCACACTTTAATTCTTGAATACCTGTTCCATAATCAGTAAGATCAACAACAAAAGTTCCAGATATAGCATCATCATACTTATTATGTAAAGAAACAGTAGATGCATCTACAACAGAGCAATAATAGGCAGCATCTGTAGTTAATCCTGCAATAGCAGTTTGAGTATCAGTATTATAAATTACAAGTTCACCATCTCTAAATTTATGGTAAGTGGAAAATCCAATTGTGTTGTTGGTAATATTAACCAATCCTCCCAATTCAGTAGAATCAAATTTTACAGAATGATCCTTTAAAATTAAATTTGGACGAGCAATACATCCAGAACCATTTCCTCCAGTTATTTTTATAGTAGGTTCTGTTAAATAATCAAATCCTTCATCTATAACATCAATTCTTTCTACAAATCCTTCTACTTCACAAAAAGCAGATACACCAGCTCCAATATTATCAGAAACTGATAAAATAGGTGGATTTATTACATCATAATCATCTCCTCCACTTGTAACTGAAATTTCTTCTATGGGACCATAATGAACAGCATCATTAGACTTATAATTAAGGATTTCGACCCCATTAACCAAAATACCAGTTTTTCCTCTAGGAGTTGTCTCTACATTTTGAGATCCTACTGGATTTTGAATTTTTCTTATTAATTTTTGGTTACTTATAGATTTTTGAGAAAAATTAGATAATTCAAACTTATTATCTGTTACAGTTCCAGAAAAAGAAACATATAATGAATTAGAAATGTTTGCACTACTTTTAGAAAGTTTAATAGTGTTAATATCAACCTTTTTTATGAAATATTCAGATTCTGAAATATCTAATTTATTAGTTCCTGATCCAGCTACGTATTTTACCCTTTCTCCAGTCAATAGACCATGATTATCAATAGTGATCTCTGTACTATCCTCAAAAGACCCTGAGAAGGTAAGATCAGTTTCACGAATGTCTAAAGCATCACTAAAATAACTTGGAATTGAAGGAGATGCAATATATACATCGTTTCCATCCAAATAAGAGTTTTGAACGTTGGTGGTGTAAATACTTGCGTCTGGATAGTTGCTTAAATTAGCTGTAGACAGTAATCTTTGAATTTTATATGCTAAAGTATCATCAAGTTCACCAGAACCTTTAATTAGAACTTCTTTAGAACTAATAAGAGAAATAATTTGACAAGATAAACTATTAATTAAAGCATTGTCCCCCACAATAAAATCGTGGTCATTAAAAAGGGTTAACTTGTAAGTAAAGTTTGATTTATCAATTAATTCAATACTTTCTACAGTATAAGTAGTAGAAATATTAGAAAATAGATTTTCTGTTACAATACTCTTAGAAATAGATCCCAATCCTTTAGGTTCAATAATATCATCAACTTCACTATAATAACTATCATTGAAATTTAAATTTAAGTCCTTTAAAACTCCAGTTACCTTAACTTTTACTACATTTGCAGTCCCTAATCCAGAATATCCATATGCAAATGAATTTATCCTCAAATCTTGCTTAGAAGATATGGTTTTATCAACTCCAGAACATCCAAAAAATTGATTTATTGATTTTGAAGTATAATCTATGGAAGATGAACTTCCATCAGCATAATCTGCTATTAAAGTTCCTGTAGTTCCAAAACCCACTGTAGAATCTACAGTTAAAACAGTAGATCCTATAGAAATTGAATTTATTAATCTAGTATTAGGGTGAATAGAAAAATCACCACTTATTCTATCTAAACTTTCATTATAATCTAAACTTAACCTATAATATGTCTTATCTCCTCTTATAAACTTCTCTACGTTACTAATAGCCCCAATAGCTTTAGGAAAATCATAAACATTATCTTGAAATAGGTTTTTGTTAATTAAATCTGAAGGATCTCCATCAATAGATTCTACTACAAGTTGTTTTGATATTCTGTAATCACTATCAGATGGTATAAACAGATATTCACTTGGTTTGATGACATCTACATCCTCTCCATATAAAGCTCTGAATAAAATCTCAAAAGATTGATCAGTTCCTTTAGATGAATAGAAATCTTTTGCTTGTTTAGTAAATAATCTCTTATTAATATCTGATGATAAGGTTCTTTCCTCAAATCCAGGAGTAATTTGTTTTTTTACCTTCTTAAAAAATTCTTGAAGAAAGCGAATACTTAAATTATTAACTACTGCGCCTGAAGAATGAGTAGCAATTCCAGATTGTGAAAATATTAATTCATCTGGTTTATTAACGCTTCTATATGAGGTAATTCCACTAAACCCTCTAGAACACCCAGTAAAGGAATTAGTAGTAACACCAGTATATGTAATAATTTCATTATCAATTTGAATTAATCCATAAGAATCAGGAAATCCAGTAGTAGATTTAACTTTTAAAGTATCATTAGTTATTCCAACGTTCCCAGAAAGAGTTGTAGAATCTACAAGATCTACTAATTCATCAATTTTGATATATTTGTCAATATTCTGTAGAATATCAAGAGTAGATCCTTGATTCTCTATGGAGGTATAATATTGTGCTAAAAAATCTCCAGCAAGTGGGAAATCAGATCTTATATAATCTGGCAGTTGATTTTTTACAACTGAACTAATTTTGACTCTTGTATTTTCTGGCATTTTATAGTGGTGTTAATTTCTTACTAAGAAGATTTTATTAATATGGAGTAGTATTAGGAGATCCTAGAACATATGTATCTGAGGAGAGAAGGGTAGTATTTGTCTTCTCAGATTCTGTTAATCTAGCTATGTCACCAACCATGTAACTAGAAGTTGCTGTATAAAGAGACCCTGAGGTATTATCACCAGAAGCAACTGAGTCAGATACCATGTCTATGGTACTATTATTAATATCTAGTTGTAAATAAAGATCCTGTAATCCAATAACATCATTAGATCTAGGACAACCAGATATTTCTATAATTGGAATATCTTGAACTTTTTTAGATGTATTTGTAATATTAATAGGATTGAGTAAAATTTCAGCTCTTTCATAATCAATTGTACCCACTCCAGTGCTTACAATAGTAGGATTACTCCTAGATTCTAGTGAAAATAGGAATAATGTTCCAGTTCTATTATCAGCGTTTGGTCTATCTGACAAATAAACAGTTGGACCCACTCCAAATATATTAAATCCTGATGATTTAATATTATAACCATTATTATTCTTTATATAAAATGGATTTCCAAAGCATAATTCATATTCTGCAGATTGACTTAAAGCAGGTTTCAGATCCCTTCTTATTTCAACTTTAGTAATATTTGAAGTTATTGAACTACTGCTATTATCTACAACTCCTTGGAATTTACTATATTTGAATTTTGCTCCATATTTGTTCATTTCTGAAGATTCTGAATAAGCAGTTATATTATTAGAAACTACAGTTTTAACAGAATCTGCACTAGGAGCTAAACTAGGGTTATAATATGCATTAATATGAGTTTCAACATATAAATATTTCAAATCTAGAATTTCAGTGATAATTCCAGCAACAGAATATTTTTTTAATAGCGTTTTAAGGTTAGATTTTATAGAATCTGGTACATATGGACCATAAAATGGTTTTATAGTGATAAAAACCTTTCCATATTGAGGAGGACTCAATTCTTCACCACCAAAAACAGAAACTGACTCAGTTTCAGGGTAAATTTTAGGAACTAATGCCTCATAATCACCTGCTGTAACAGCTCTATTGTAAGCAGAGTAGATTTTAGGTGCATAACGCTTAATTGAGTCTACAGATTCAATTTCTTTACCTCCTGTAGAGGAATTTACAGTAGTAAGAACTGAAATTCCAGTGCTTATAAGGTTATTATTGTTATCTGCTATTCTTCCATTGAAAGTAAAGGAAGAAATATTGTTTCCAGCAGAACCACTAGAGGTAATATAGGAAACTTCAATAAAATTAAGTGATTTTAGTGCTTCTCCAAAGACTCCATCACCAAAAATGAGCTCATATCTTTGATCTTCTATTTCTTGAAGGAAATATACCCTAGATGTATCAGTAACTTCTATTAAAGTGTCAGAAAATACGTATTTTTTAGCAGTTGTACTGGATTGAGTGTCCCTAACTGTGACTTCTAAGGTAGAAGTGTCAATATTTGGATTTTCTAAGATGTATTTTGTAGGAGGAGCAGGGTTTTGGGAGGTAACAGTGAAATTTGAGGTTAAAAATGCACCTTCATATATCTCAACATTACTAAATGTAGCAATTCCATCAACAATTGGCACTGTTACATCACTTGGAATGGCAAATGCATAGCTTTCTGTCCCAAATGTTGATGCAGAAGTGGCAACTATACCCTTTTTAAGGGTCAGCGTGATAGGTTTAGTAGTAAAATCACTAATATCTACAAAAAATGAAACTGTTGCCCTTGCAGCAGTGGTAGATCTAGGTGTGTAACCAATATTTCTTGCTAATGCAACTACATTTTCTCTTAAAGTAGCACTATCTATAAAAACTTCATTGCTAATCATGTTAGCATTGTAAGAATTTATGTAAGTATTGTATGCTAATACATCAATTATAGTAGAAAGGTTAGATCCTTCAAAATCATAATCAGTAAATTCAGAATTCGCCCTCAAATAATCTTTAAGGGAGGTCTTAATCTGATCAAAATCTAAGTCTGTAAAATTAACTAGTGCCATTTATCTAGTTGACTGTAGTGCAAATGCTAATTGTTGAGGACTAGCATCAATTCCTATGATATTATATTTAATAACTACGTCAAAAGTGTGGTTATCGTAGTCGGGTTTGACTATAACTTCAATTAATTCAATTCTAGGTTCATAATTATCAAGAGTATCTTTAATTTCATCCTTAATATCGGATGCAGATATCTCATCTAAGTTGTCAAATAAGGTTTCATAGACTCTAGAACCTAGATTAGGGTTAAAAAACCTTTCTCCTGGTCTAGTAGTAATTAAATTCCTTACTGAACGTGCTATTGCAGTCTCATTTTTAGTAGCAATTAAGTCCGAATTGATAGGATTAACCTGAAACGACATGCTCAGATCCTTAAATCCCCTACTTATCCTTTCTACAGGCATGAAAACTCAGTAAATATAAGTTATTTATGAGGGTTTTTACGCAAAAAAAGAGACCCTAAGGTCTCCTTTGTTATTTGCCTTGTCCCCTATACCTTTTTTTAGGTTTATTGGCACTTGTTGCTGCATACTTGGTGTGTTTCCCCCTACCTTGATAAGTCTTTTTAGGTATGGTTTCTACATAATCACCACCAGAGAGAGATTTTTTGACTGGCATTAGTTTTCCTCCTCTAAATTTAAATCTTTCATTACCTTATCAGAGATCGCCATTAGATTAGTCACGTGTTTAATGTTTTCTATAGAATGCATCAGATCAGCAATGTGTTTACTTACATAAGGTTCTTCACTTCTTGCTGAGAAGGCAAGAGCATTCCTTAAAGATGCTAGTGCCTCATCCAATGAGTCTTGTACTTGTTTTGATAGTGTCATGAGAGGCTCCCTAGATTACTCTTGTTTTTTCATGACCCACCCTAATTCTTGGGTCACACCAGATATCTTCACCTTGCTCAATTGCATCTAAGCAGAATGAAACATCTTCACCGCACATATCCTGTACTGCACCTGATTCAAAGACTTGCAT